AGAAAAACAAAATATAAATATTAGCTTTTCAAGATATAAAAACGAAGGAAGCTCATCAACAATAATAAAGTAAAAATATGGCTCATTCAATTAGTAAGGATTTATTTCCAAGTCAAGTAGTTAGTGATTTAGAGAAAATAAGTATGGAGTATGGTCTAAAAGTAGGCCAAGCTATAGAATCTGAGTGGCTAGATACTGAATCTGGATCTAATAGATTTAAGAGTAATGAAACAAGTTATCACAGACTTAGATTATATGCTAGAGGAGAACAATCTATACAAAAATACAAAGATGAGTTATCAATAAATGGTGATTTATCCTACCTTAATCTAGACTGGAAGCCAGTACCTATAATACCAAAGTTTGTAGATATAGTTGTTAATGGTATATCAGAAAGAACATTTGATATAAAGGCTTATTCTCAAGATCCTTACGGAGTTAGTAAAAGAACTGAGTATATGCAAGGTGTTTTAGACGACATGAAGTTAAAAAACTTTGATGATTTTTTTAGACAAAACTTTAATATAAATTTATCATCTACACCAGAAGATGAACTACCAGATTCTAAGGAGGAGTTAGAACTTCATATGCAACTATCATACAAACAAAACATTGAGTTAGCTGAAGAGCAAGCTATTAATGTGCTTCTTGATAAAAACAAATATGATTCAATAAGAAAAAGAGTTAATTATGATTTAACTGTAATAGGTATAGGTGCTGTAAAGAATACGTTTTCTAAGTCAGAGGGTGTTAAAATAGAATATGTTGATCCAGCTAACCTAGTTTATTCATATACAGAGTCACCAGAGTTTGAAGACATATACTATATAGGTGAGGTTAAAACCATACCCATCAATGAGTTGAAAAAGCAATTTCCTGAACTAACCAATGAAGATTTAGAAGAGATAAGAAAGCAACCACACTCTAAAAAACATGGGTACAGCAGAACTAATTTAAATGATAATAACTCTGATTCTAATCAAATAGAGGTTTTGTATTTTAATTATAAAACCTATATGAACGAGGTGTATAAAATAAAATCAACTGGTTCGGGTGCTAGTAAGATTATAGTAAAAGATGATACATTTAATCCACCAGCAGATATTTTAGATGAAAACTTTGAAAAGGTATCTAGATCATTAGAGGTTTTATATGAAGGAGCATTGATACTGGGTACTAAAAAACTATTAAAGTGGGAAATGGCTAAGAATATGATGAGGCCAAAAAGCGATAATACTAAAGTTAAAATGAACTATAGTATTGTTGCACCTAGAATGTACAATGGTAAAATAGAATCACTAGTAAGTAGAATTACTGGTTTTGCTGATATGATTCAGTTAACTCATTTAAAGTTACAACAAGTTTTATCTCGTATGATACCTGATGGTGTTTATTTAGATGCTGATGGTATTGCAGAGGTTGATTTAGGTAATGGTACAAACTATAATCCGCAAGAAGCGCTTAATATGTTCTTTCAAACCGGTAGTATTATAGGTAGATCACTAACGTCTGACGGTGATATGAATCCTGGTAAAGTACCTATTCAAGAAATATCTAGTGGTAGTGGTGGTCAAAAAATGCAAACACTAATTCAGACTTATAATTATTATCTACAGATGATAAGAGACGTAACTGGATTAAACGAAGCAAGAGACGGTAGTACACCTGATCCTAAAGCATTGGTTGGTGTACAAAAACTAGCCGCTGCAAACTCAAATACAGCAACAAGACATATACTTCAAGGTGGTGTTCACTTAACATCGGAATTAGCAGAATGTTTATCCTTAAGAATATCAGATATAATAGAATATTCTCCTACTAAAGAAGCATTTATACAAAGTATAGGCGTTCATAATGTTGCTACATTAGAAGAGATGTCTAATCTACACATACATGATTTTGGTATATTTATTGAATTAAAACCAGATGAAGAGGAAAAGCAAATGCTTGAAAATAACATTCAAGTTGCTGTTCAACAAAAAGCTATTGATTTAGAAGATGCTATAGATTTAAGAGAAATAAATAGCATAAAATTAGCAAACCAATTACTTAAACTAAGAAGACAGAAAAAGCAGAAGAAGGATCAAGAGATAGCTCAGCAAAACATTCAAGCTCAAGCACAAGCAAACGCTCAACAACAACAAGCAGCAGCTCAAGCAGAGGTTCAAAAACAACAAGCTCTTGTTCAGGTAGACGGTGAGTTAGAAAAACTTAAAGCGCAATTGGATCAACAAAAAATGCAAATGGAGATTCAAGCTAAGAAAGAGTTAATGCAACTTGAGTTTCAAATGAACATGCAACTAAAGCAAATGGAAGTTCAATCAGCTCAAGGTAAAGAAAAAGAAAAAGAAGATAGAAAAGACAAAAGAACTAAAATACAAGCAAGTCAACAATCAGAGTTGATTGATCAAAGAAAAAACGAAAAACCTCCTAAAAACTTTGAATCATCAGGTAATGATACAATGGGTGGTTTTGACTTAGGTTCGTTTGAACCTAGGTAATTATTTTTACATTTTTTATTATATTATATCATGGCTAAGAAAAAAGAGCAATTAGAAGAGGTTGTAGAAGCTACAACTGAAAAAAAACAAGAACAAGTAGAACCAAAAAAAGAACCTGAGTTTAAGGTTAAGAAAAAACCCTCTATAAAACGACAAAAAAATGAAGTTGTTAAAATAGATCTTAGAGAAGTTAATAAATCTCAAGAAGAGGTGATTACTAAAGAAGAAGAAAAACAAAATGAACAACCAATATCACAAGAACAACCAGTGGTCGAAGACACCACAACCGAAGATTCAATCTCAGAAGAAAATAAAGAACAAGTTTCCGAGGATGAGCAAAGCAGCGTTCTCGAGGAGATAACAAGCGAAGAGGTTGAAGATAAAACAGAAGAGTTAACAAATGAAGTTAAAGAAGCTGTAGAGGAACAAAAACAAACTGGTGAAGACTTACCTGAAAATATACAAAAGGTAATTGAGTTCATGAAAGAGACTGGAGGAGATCTACAAGATTATGTTAGATTGAATCAAGATTATTCATCACACTCAGACACACAATTATTAAAAGAATTTTATAAATCTACAAAGCCTCATTTAGATGATGCAGAAATAGACTTTTTAATGGAAGATTCTTTTTTGTGGGACGAAGATGTGGATGATGAAAGAGAAATTAAAAGAAAAAAATTAGCGTTAAAAGAGCAAGTCGCTAATGCTAAAAGCCACTTAGACGGGCAAAAGTCTAAATATTATGAAGATATCAAAATGGGTTCTAAGTTAGCACCCGAGCAACAAAAAGCAATTGATTTTTTCAACCGTTACAATAAAGAATCTGAGCAAACAAATAAGATAGCTGAGAGACAAAAATTAGTATTTAATAAAAAGACAAACGAGGTCTTTTCTGACAATTTCAAAGGTTTTGAATATGATGTTGGAGATAAGAAATACAGATTTAATGTTAAAGAGGTAGACAAAGTTAAAAATAATCAAAGCGATATTACTAATTTTATTGGAAAGTTTCTAAATGAAAAAAATGAGATATCAGATGCTAAAGGTTATCACAAGTCAATGTTTACAGCAATGAATCCCGACGCTATCGCAAGCCACTTCTATCAACAAGGTAAAGCGGATGCTTTAAAAGAAAGTATCTCAAAGTCTAAAAATATAGACATGAACCCAAGACAAGGTCTTGCTGGTTCTACTAACACTGATGGATTTAAGTTTAAAGTTTTAGGTGATGATTCTTCAAAATTAAAATTTAAAATTAAAAAATAAAACAAAACAATTATGGCAATTACAAGCGCAGCTGGGCCCGATGTGGCACCGGTAAAACAAACGCTGTCAAGCAATTATATTGACTTTACAGCAACTGCAACAGCAGGATGGGCACAACAGTATCTACCTGATTTAATGGAGAAAGAAGCTGAGATTTACGGAAATAGGACAATTTCAGGTTTTTTATCACAAATTGGAGCAGAAGAAGCTTCACAATCTGATCAAGTAGTTTGGTCAGAGCAAGGTAGATTACACCTAGCTTATAAGGCTACTAATCAAGATGTTTCTGCAAACGAATTTACAATTACTAAAGATTCTGATGGAAACACGGTTACAGCTTCAACTATTGATCATGGTATTAGAGTAGGTGATACTATTGTTGTTTCTGAAGATACAACAAATAAAGTTATAAAAGGTTATGTTACAACTGTTGCTAACGAAGTAATAACTGCAGTACCATATACTCACGCTGATTTTGGAGCGGCTGGATTTGGTGATACAAAAGGTGCAGATGCTTATCACATATTAGTGTATGGTTCTGAATTTGCTAAAGGTGTTGATGGAAGAAGTTCTGCTAATGCTCCTAAATTCAAGAGTCTTTCTAACAAGCATATTATTCTAAAGGATTTTTATGAAGTTTCTGGATCTGATACATCAGCTATTGGCTGGGTAGAAGTAACTGGAGAAGAAGGTCAGTCAGGATACTTATGGTATTTGAAAGCTGAAGGTGATACTCGAGCAAGATTTGCTGATTACTTAGAGATGTCAATGATGGAATCCGAAAAGGAACTAGCAGCTGGTGCTGATGGTCTACCTGGAGGAGCTGCTGGTGATGTACAAGCTGGAACTGAAGGTTTATTTGCAGCTATTACAGCTCGTGGTCACGTAACAGATGGTCTTGATGATACAGCCGCAAATAACTTTACTGAGTTTGATTCAATTTTAGCAACATTTGATAAAAATGGTGCTATAGAAGAGAACATGATGTTTCTAAACAGAGCAACAGCTCTTAAAATTGATGATATGCTAGGGAGTATTAATAGCGCTTACGCTGCTGGTAGTTCTTTCGGAGTATTTAGTAACAGCGAGGATATGGCGTTGAATCTTGGTTTTTCAGGTTTCCGTAGAGGATCTTATGATTTCTATAAGTCTGATTGGAAATACTTGAATGATCAAGGAACAAGAGGATTTATTAATGCTAACGCTGGTACTGCTGGTGTAAGAGGAGTAATTATTCCTGCTGGAGTTTCGTCTGTATATGATGAGCAATTAGGCAAGAACTTAACTCGTCCTTTCTTGCATGTACGTTACAGGTCTTCTGAAACTGATGATCGAAAGATGAAGACCTGGGTTACTGGTTCTGTTGGAGCACAAACTTCTGGAAAAGATGTAATGGAAGTACATTACCTCTCTGAAAGATGTTTAGTTACTCAAGGAGCTAATAACTTCATGTTGATTCAAGGTTAATACATTTATTTAATAATTACCCTTGTCCAATGGATGAGGGTAATTTTTACACTTATTATATTATATTATATCATGGCAAAAAAGCAAAACAAAGTAGATTTTGTTGAAGAAACAGTATCTACAACAATGGAAAAACCAGTTACTAAAAAGAAAAATGACTGGGTTATAAAAGATAGAATGTATGTTTTAAAAGATGGATTAACACCATTAACATACTCAGTTAAGACAAGTAATATATATTGGTTTGACGAAGAAAAAGGTTATGAAAGAGAGTTAAAATATGCAACAAATCAAAAAACATGTTTTGTTGATGAAATGAAAGGTGATCAAATACTTGGTAGAATACTATTTGAAAATGGATCACTTTTTGTGAGAAAAGAAAAAACAGTTTTACAAAAACTTCTATCAAATTATCACCCAAAATTAGGCAGTTTATATGAAGAGCATATGCCTGCTAAAATAGCTCAAGATGAATTAGTTGATCTAGAATCTCAAATAGATGCTCTAAATGCAGCTAAAAATCTAGACGTAGATATTGCAGAAGCAGTAATGCGTGTAGAAATTGGATCTGAGGTATCTAGCATGAGTTCTAAGGAACTTAAAAGAGATTTATTACTATTTGCAAGATCAAACCCAGAATTGTTCTTAGAACTAGTTTCTGATGATAACGTACAGTTAAGAAACTTTGGTATTAAAGCTGTAGAAGCTAATATAGTTAAGTTATCGCAAGATCAAAGAAACTTTACTTGGGGTAGTAATGGAAGAAAGATTATGACTGTTCCTTTTGATGAACATCCATATTCTGCGTTAGCAGCTTTCTTTAAAACAGATGAGGGTATGGAAATACACTCTAATATTGAAAAACGATTAAAGGATTAAGTTTCATGTAGATGTTAGGCCATCAACTGGTGGCTTAACTACTACAAAATAAATATTATGGCAGTAAATATAGACACGGTATATCAAAGGGTTTTAGGTATTTCTAATAAAGAGAAAAGAGGCTATATAACTCCGCTTGAATATAATCTCTTTGCTAATCAAGCTCAGTTAGATATTTTTAACCAATATTTTTATGATTTAAATCAATTTGCTAGAATACCATCTACACAGGATGAGTATGCTAGCTCTGTTGATTTAATAAAAGAAAAAATGTCTATATTTGAATTGTTTAAACAAGCAACCACAGCTTCTAGTAATAATACATTTACGTTAAATACAGCTTTATACAAGCTTGGAGATGTATATTCTACAGTTTCAGGAACAGATTTTTTAGTTGAAAGATTAACTAAAAAAGAATTAATAAAATATCAAGCATCTCCTTTAGCAAAACCCACGGCTACACGACCTGTTTATATAGATAAAACAGACTCTGGAGATAAAATAGAAGTCTATCCAAGCACTATTACATCAGGAATAACTTACAATTACATAAAAAAACCTGCCAATGTTAGTTGGACAGGAACAGTTGTTAACGATATATCTCTGTATAATAGTTCAACTTCAACTAACTTTGAACTACACGAGTCAGAAGAAACAAATCTAGTAATAAAGATATTGGCTTTAGCTGGTATACTGCTTGAAGATCCTCAGTTATACCAAGTGTCTTCTCAAGAAGAAATTAAAAAAGTACAACAAGAAAAAGCATAATAAATGGGACTACTAGGAACAACAACTCAAGAATCTTATTACAACCAAGCACAAAATTTTTTAGGTGATGGATCAACAAAGGTTTTTGCTATAAGTACAAGCAGTATAAATCCTTTACCTTCAGCAGAATCTGAGTTTGAAGTATTTATAAACGAAAAACTAGTAAGCAACAATAACTACACTTATTCTAGTCCAAACTTAACGTTTACTAATACAAACGTAAATCTAGTAATTCAAGAGTCAGATGGATCACCAAAATCTAATCTTAAAATTATAGTAAGACAAACAGCGGGTAATGAACAATATGGTTCATACCAGTATGTTTCAATAGATGATATGATAAGTAATTTTATGGTATCATACGTAGGTGATGATAAAATCATACAAAAAGTAAAAAAGTCTGATGTTGCTTTTCATGCACAAAGAGGTTTACAAGAGTTAAATTACGATACATTAAAATCGTTTAAAGCTCAAGAAATAGAAATACCTCCATCATTAAATATGATACTACCTCAAGATTATGTTAATTATGTAAAACTAAGTTGGTCAGATAACACTGGAGTTGAAAGAATAATATATCCTACTAGAAACACTAGTAATCCGGTTGGTATACTTCAAGATTCGGAATATAAGTATTTATTTGATGTTGATGGTAAGCTTCAAACATCTTACAATTCTACAACTTGGGATAAATTCACAAAAAGCTCAACACCAAATTCAAATGATAAATCACAATCTCACGATCATGAGTTAGTTACAGAAACTAAAAGATTTGGTATATTACCTGAATATGCTCAGACTAATGGATCATTCTTTATAGATAGTATAAAAGGTGTTATATACTTTAGTTCTAATATATCAGGTAAAATAGTAACATTAAAATACGTTAGTGATGGACTTGGTCAAGACTCTGAAATGGTTGTTCACAAATTTGCTGAAGAAGCTGTATACAAATATATAGCTCACGCTGTTCTAGCAAGCAAAAATCAAATACCTGAGTACGTGGTAAACAGGTTTAAAAAAGAAAGATTTGCAGAAATAAGAAAAGCAAAACTAAGATTATCTAACCTCAAGTCCGAGGAACTTACCCAAATAATGAGAAATAAGTCTAAGCAAATTAAACATTAAGATATGCCAGAGATAAAACATCACTTCCGAGCAGGTCGGATGAATAAAGATCTTGATGAAAGATTAATACCTAATGGTGAGTATAGAGATGCACAGAACATAGAGATAGTTACTTCTGAAGGTTCTGATATAGGTTCTATTCAAAACAGTCTAGGTAACACTCTAATTAATGGTAAAAAGTTAAATGCTGGTACAGACACAGTATCTAATTGGAGTTCTAGTTTTATATCTAACTTAACTAATGCTGAATGTATTGGTCATGTTGTAGATAACGAAAACAATAAAATATATTGGGTTATTGCATCTGATGAAGCTAGTTGTATAGCAGAGTACGATGACGTTACTAAAGAAGTTCTGCCTGTACTAGTAGACATGGGTAGCATATTAAACTTTAGTAAAGATTATTTAGTTACAGGTATTAATGTCATAGAAGGATTATTAGCTTGGACAGATAATCAAACTGATCCTAAAAAAATAAATATAGAAAAATTTAAGTCAGGTTCTGTAGATTTTGCAACTACTACAAAATATGATGGCACGGTAATGAATGCCACTCAAAGAACAGCTGCTAGTAATTTTAAAAACGAGCATATAACAACTATAAAATTAGCGCCTAAAAATGCACCTACATTAACATTAAGTTCTTCTAAAAGATCTGGAGTAGGTACTAGTGCTAGCAATAATAGCGTTTTTGTTTCTTATGACTTTTCTAGTATAACTATTGGTGAGGATTTTACTATAAGTTTTGCACCAACACCAAACTTTTTAAAAGATGATGTAATAACATTAACTACAACTCAAGATAATTCAGATAAAACAACAACAACATATAGTTTAACTATAAAGATAACAGAACTATTAAATGAAGCTAATAGTGTTAGAGCTTCTTTATTAACAAAGCCTAATGATTTACCTAGTAATGCACTGTTGTTTACATGTTTACTAGATGAGGGTAAGCCATTGTTTGAAAAGAAGTTAGTAAGATTTGCTTATAGATGGAAATATAACGATGGTGAGTATTCTACTTTTTCACCATTTTCAGACGTAGCATTTTTACCTGGAAAATTCGAATACAAATCAGACGATGGTTTTAATAATGGTATGTTAAATACTGTTAAGTCAATAGTTATAAGTGGTTTTGAAAAACCTATTGACGTAGAGAAAATTGAAGTGTTACTCAAAGAATCTAATAATAATTTAGTTTATGTAACGCACACTATAACCGATACGTCAACAAGTTACACCGTTGAATCTGAAACACTAGGTTTAGTAATACCTTCTAATCAATTACTAAGACCTTGGGATAATGTACCGTTAAAGGCTAAAGCTCAAGAAACAATTGGCAATAGATTAGTTTACGCTAATTATATTCAAGGCTATAACATAGAAGATAACAATATACCTGAAGTTTCTGTTACATCTAAAGTTACAAACAGAAGCTCTGCAATAGGTGTTGGTGAAAAATCTATTAAATCAGAAAGAACATACCAAGTAGGTGTTGTTTACTCTGATTACTTTCAAAGAGAAACACCAGTTTTCTCTAGTAAAAAATCATCTGCTATTATAAATAAAATCCAATCTAACTCTATAAACTCTCTTTCAGCAAGAATAGATAGTATACCTCCAGACTGGGCAACTCACTATAAGTACTTTATAAAAGAAACTTCAAATGAATATTACAATCTTGCTTTAGATAGATTTTATATAGCTAAAGATGACAGTGTATGGTTATCATTTCCATCATCTGAAAGAAATAAAATTCAAGAAGAAAGATATATTACACTAAAAAAGAAACATGACTCTAATGAGTTTGTAAAAGAAGAAGCAAAATATAGAATATTAGATATACAAAACGAAGCCCCTAGATCACTAACAGTTGAAATTAATTTAAAATCAAGCTACAAAGCTTACACTTATACTGATGGAAGTAATGTTCCAGCGGTTAATTCTTCGTTTTTTAAATTTAGAGGACCAACTGATGTTGAAAACCCTGAGTTTGCTAGATCATTCAATGCTTTAGGTTATATTAGTATAACTTCATACGATGGATCTGGAAATGAAATAGGTACTACAGATAAGTATAAAATAGAAAGTGGTGGTATAAACGGAGAATCAAACGGTAGTGGTGTTACAACTATTTATGAAGTAAATTTAGAAGATGGTTTTGAATCTAAAGAATCTTCTATATTATCCTCAACAAACCTAGGTAATAATGTTTTTTTTAAGATAAATATATATCAAGAAACTTCATCTTATAAGTCTGAGTTTTCTGGAAGATTTTTTGTTAAAGTAAACAGAGATAATATTTTAGATGAAAATGTTATTGATGCCTTTTCTTTAAATAAAGTAAAGTATAGTGTAAAGGAAAAACAAAATATATCTTTAGATTCAACAAATGATTTTACAGAAGATAATAGTGAAAACTCTGGAATATCTTGGAAAGATTCAAAAGCTGATAATAATGAATTTTCAGATCTTAGACTATTAGATAACGAGCATCCTAAAATTGATAATAAAACATTTTCTTTTATTTTATCAGGAGTTGATACAGGTGAAAACAGCATAGAACATTATTTAGAAGATCAAATAAGTGATTTTTTATCTAAAATCAATACTGCTGGTACTCTTATACAATTTTCTAACTCTGGTGGTTTTACTGGTGGTATATATAAGATTACTAGTTGTGTAATAGAAACATCTTACAGGTCTGATACTACAAGCAAGAAAAAGAAAATATCTGGTAAAAGAAGAAGATATAATGTTCAATTTGAAAGTATAAAAGACGGAGGAGGTTATTTTGATAATTTTTCTGTATCAGGTGGCGGAGCAAATGGTTTGATAACAGAGATAGCTATTGTAAAAAGAGAGATAGATTTTGAAAACGATAATCTAACTTCTAATAATCCAGCTATATTTGAAACAGAACCAATTACATCTGTTGATTTAGATTTGTTTTATGAAGCTTCAAATCAGTTGTTTATACTAAAACCTGGTATGAAGATACAAAACACGGAGCATTCAGCTAAACAGGTAATAACAGGAATAAGTAACTCTGTTGACTCTAACGGAGATAAAACAACATCTGTATCTTGGTCAGGTATTATAAATAGTACTATTAATGCTGGGTATACATATAGAATATGGTCTAGTGATGAGTTATACTACAAAGATGTTATAGTAATAGGCACTAATACAACAACAAGCATAACATTAAGTCAAAGCAATAAAATACATGGATTTTCTAATAGTATTGATTGGTTTAATTGTTTTTCTTTTGGTAATGGAGTAGAGTCTAATAGGATACAAGATGACTTTAATGCTATTTATATAGATAAGGGACCTGTTGTTTCTTCTACTATAGATACAAGATATAAGAGTGATCACAAAAAAAGTGGTTTAATATTTTCAGGTATCATAAACTCCATAAGTGGCGTAAATGATTTAAATCAATTTATACAAGCTGAAGCCATAACTAAAGAACTAAATCCTGAATATGGTAGTATACAGAGAACAGTAGCTAGAGATACAGATTTAGTTACTTTTTGTGAAGATAAAGTTGTTAGAATACTAGCTAATAAAGATGCACTATATAATGCTGATGGTAATCCTCAATTAACAGCCAGTAATAACGTACTAGGCCAAACAATACCTTATCTAGGTGAATACGGTTGTAGTAAGTTTCCTGAGGCGATATGTTCATATGGTTATAGAATGTATTTCTTAGACAGAGCTAGATCGTGTGTTTTAAGGCTATCTAGAGACGGTATAACTAACATATCTGAAAAGGGTATGGGTGATTGGTTTAATGATAATATACCGTTGTCTAATGGCTTTTTAGGTACGTTTGATGAAAACAAAAAGTGTTATAATTTAACATTAAATAATTATACTGTTTCTTTTGATGAAAAAGTTGATGGTTGGACCTCATTTAGATCTTTTATACCTGAGTTTGGAACTTCATTGAATGGCTTATATTATACATTTAACCAAGGTTTATTGTATTCTCACAACAATACTGTTAGAAACAATTTTTATGGCAATAGTTATCAGTCTTCAGTTAATCTATTGATGAACGAAGCACCTTCTTCTATAAAGCAGTTTAAAACATTAAACTATGAAGGAAGTGATTCTAGAAAGTACACATATAGTGGTGCTAGCCAAACATTAGCTAAAAAAGGTTGGTATGCAAACTCTTTAAAAACAGAAAAACAAACAGGTGTAGTTAAGGAGTTTGTAGAAAAAGAAGGATTATGGAGTAACTTTATATCAGGAGATACAACATCTATAGATAATCTAGATGAAAAAGAGTTTACGGTACAAGGTGTTGGCACTTATGATTCAATAGCTGGAGATACAGCAAGAACACAGGTAACTATAACTAAAACCTTAGCTACACAAGACAGTGATTTAACTGGTAAAATTACAATATCTGATCCTGTATCTTTTGTACAAAACATAAATACATCTAATGTATCTAATACTAGTGTATTTACAATAACACCACTTACAGGTTACACTTTAGTTCATAGTAATTTTAGTGGTTCTGGTTGTACTTTTTCTCAAAGCGGAGCAAATGTAACATGTTCTTTAGCATCTACAGATAGTTCTGTTACTAGTGATATAAGTGATACAGTTAATATAATACACTCAGGTGCACTTGCAACTACAACATATAGCGTAGGCTTAACACATGAAACTTTTGAAGAAAATACATCTACTTTAAGTAGAATTAGTACAAACACTTATGCAGGAGGTGTAGCAGATGTTGAGTCTCAATTATTTACTATAACATTTACTCCAGATTCAGGTTTTGAATTTGATGAAGCACCTGTAGCTACAGTTTTAAGTAGTAATGGTGGCAATGGTAAAAACATGTATAGAATAACTAATAACTGGAGTGCATCAGATAAAGACGCTGTAGTTACTTTTACTGTTAACTATACTTTTGGATCTAAAAATCCTACTGGTGATAAAATAACATTTGTTGCTAAAGCCATTAGAGAAGTAACTGTAGTACCAACATCCATAACTGGTGTTAACTTTTCTAAAAGAACTATATTGTCTTCAGGTGAAACTAGAGGCTTTA